CATAGACGTTTGACTGGAGATGATGTCATAGCGCCAGTACTGAGCTGGAGTTCCCACACCACCGATGTAGGACATGCGAACTAGGCTATCAAGGCTCCAAAACAGCCCAGAAGGCGAGTTTGAGCCGCCCCTGACGGGTAGCCCTTTGACGATCTTTCCAGTCGCTACGTTGACCTCATTGGCGTCCGCAGAGTTCCAATCGGTTGGGTCACCTGCCGAGCAGTTCTTAAGCAAACCGTTGTTGCCATAGACCACCACATAAGGGTGCAGAGAGACCACGCCACCAGAGACATCAATCACGTCGCCACTTGGGAAAGCGCCGCCAGTGTCTTTGAGGGGCTCGACGATAGAGCCTGTGATGTCTCCGTAGAGGACAGGGGTGTTGACTTGGCTGTCGATCTGCGCCAAGTTTTGACCGGGGTGCGCCAGCAACAAATTGTTTCCACCTTGCGTGTCGTACAGCGCATCAAACTGCCACAGGTTGTTGTCGTTAGCAATAAACTCTGGGTCTACTGTTAACACATCAAGGGAAAACCCTGTGCTTGTGAACACCGTGTCTACGTCCACTTGGAAGCCAGAGCTCTGCGTAACAGTGAAAATCTTGAATTGAAAGCCACTGCTTGATCGAACAAAGGTCACAGGAACAGAGAAACCCCCAGCGCTACCAAGGCTTGCCACGGTAAACGCCAAGCCTGAGCTTGCGTAAACGGTAGAGACAGGAATAGAGAAACCAGAGCTACTGACAACAGTCGAGACTGGCACAGCAAAGCCAGAGCTGGAATAAACGGTAGCAACAGGAACTACAAACCCAGATCCAGTACCGCCAATGTCAGTAGAGTTGGCTGACATGATGTTGCTTGCAATATATCCGCGACCACGACTTGTCATGGTAACCGTTGTAACTTTACCGCCAGCCACCACAATAGTGGCCTGCGCTCCAGTACCAGAGCCGCCTGTTAAAGAAACGCCTGTATACGTACCGTTTGTGTACGCCGCGCCGCCAGTGACGGTTCCAAGCGTATTGATTCCGTTTCCAATCGAGGCGCTACTAGCAGACAAAGAATCCGCAACCACGTAGTTGTTACCTTTGGTCGTGATGGTTACTGAGCTGACAGCATTACTGGAAACCACAATCGTGGCTTTTGCCCCTGTGCCTGAACCACCAGTTAAAGAAACGTTGGTGAACGTGCCGTTGGTGTAGTTTGATCCGCCAGTGATAGATCCAAGCGTTCCCACACCGTTGGTCACGCCACCAATGTTTGCCGCGGCGGCGCTTAATGAATCAGCGGCTGTGTAGTTAATACCGCGAGCAGTCAAGGTGACAGAAGTTACATCGCCACCAACACCGACAACAACAGTTGCTTGAGCGCCGCTACCAGTTCCACCAGTTAAAGGGACGTTGCTGTAGGTTCCTGTGATGTAGTTTGTTCCACCAACCAAAGAGCCTGTGTTCAATGTATTGATACCGTTGCCAAGCAAGGCGGAGGAAGCGCTCATGGCGTCTGAAACTGTATAACCAGTTCCAACATTGCTGATGGTCACGGAAGACACGGCGTTAGATGTAACAACAATCGTCGCCTGAGCACCAGAGCCCGTACCGCCAGTTAAAGGAACGCTTGTATAGGTTCCGTTTGTGTAGTTAGAGCCGCCAGTAACAGCAGAGATGCTGGCAATACCGTTTGTAGAACCGCTCAAAGTTGCGCTTAAGGTGTCACCTACAGCATAGTTCACGCCCTCATCGACAATTTCAACGGAATAGATGCGGTTATTTGCTATGACAATGTTGGCGGTAGCTCCCGTACCAGATCCACCAGTTAAGGGGGTATCACGAAAGACGCCAATACATGAAATGCTTGTGCTGGCTACCGTTTGGCTGGCGCTTACGTTGTAAGTACCCACCCCACCAGAGCCTGTTCCAAAAGATGTAATCGTTGTGTTCTCAGTTACGCCTGTTCCAAAGACGGTCTGACCAACAACAATAGTTCCAGAGCTTACAGCGGTGACGGTCATCACTGTTCCAGAGATGGAAGCAGTCACATAGGCTGTCGTGGAGTTTGTGTAAAAGTTTCCAGAGGTCACGCTACCAATAGCGCCAATGATGCCGCTCACGCCACCAATATCTTCAATTGAAGCAGAGAGGATGTCGTTCACTGCATAGCCAGAACCATCAGATGTCACGGTCACGGCGCCAACAGAACCTGTTGAAACACTGAAAACGTCGCATTGGAAGCCAGAACTAGATGCAATAGTAGACGCAACCACAGCAAAGCTAGATCCAGTCCCACCAAGGTTCGTGTTTGCTGTTGTAAGGCTGTCTGAGGCTGTATAACCAACACCGCCATAGGTAAGAGTCACCGCAATCACAATGCCACCAGAGACCGTTATAGTGGCTCTAGCACCGCTTCCAGTGCCGCCAGTAAGGGTCACGTTAGGGTAGGTTCCGTTCACGTAGCCTGAGCCGCCTGTGATGCCTCCAAAAACCGTTACACCGTTACCAATTGATGCGGCTGAACAGCTCAACACGTCATTGACCGTGTAGTTGTTTCCGCCATACGTAATAACCACAGCAACTACGTTACCTGCGGACATAGTGATTGTGGCAACAGCCCCAGTACCAGTGCCGCCAGTTAAGGCAATATTGGCAAAAGAGCCGTTTGTGTAGTTACTGCCACCAATCACGTTGTTGACGGCTGTAATGCTGTCAGATGTGACTTCCACAGTGCCAACTGCTCCTGTACCAGAGCCGCCAGTAAAGCTGACGCTGGTGTACGTGCCGGGCTCATACAGCGAGCCACCCGTAATCTGTCCGTACGTTGCAATGATCCCGCTGACTCCACCAATATAGACAGGGTCAGCAGTCAAAATGTCTGTTGTTTTGTAACCCACACCACGGTCTTGAGCAACGATACCCGTTACAGCACCACCTGATACAGTGATATTTGCTGTCGCGCCAGAACCAGTTCCTGCTGGCGTGCTTGTTGCGTTAAGCATGGGGACGTTTAAGTACGTACCATTTGTGTACAGCGTGCCGCCTGTAATCGTTCCATAGGTGCTGACACCAGTACCCAGTAAAGCTGAAGAGGCTGACAAAGTGTCAGTTGGCAAATAACCGTTACCGTCATTGACAATCGTCACAGCGGTAACGGCATTAGAAGATACGGTTATGTTGGCAGTTGCGCCAGTGCCTGAGCCACCAGTCAATGGAACGTTGGTGTAAGTGCCGTTTGTATAGCCTGATCCACCACTGAGAATGGAAACCGTATCAAGCGGTGAAGAGATCACAAAATCAATGATGCCAGCGCCAAAACCATTGTTGTCAATGGACAGAACTTGCAAGCCGTCTCTGTAGCCGTTAAAAACGCTTGTAAAGCCATTCTCTGAGTTAACAAAGATGCCGCGAGAGATGCCTGCTAGTGCGTTAGTGATCTGGCGATAGCCACCAATCTTACGTGGACGTCCACGCTGAAACCTAACCCACCTGCCGTCGTTGTAGAAGTCTTTGTCGAATATCGTGCCATCGCGCTGGATGCCCGGCTTCGTGTCAAGCGCAAAGACTTTTTTTGTCATGAGAAAGTTCCGCCGTTAACTCCGCCAGAGAAAACACCTTCCCCAGTAACTTGAATACCAGTTGCGTCAACGTCAACAATTTGGTTGCCAAGCACAGTGATACCAAAACGTCCCGCGCCGGGGCGATACACCCCAGTATTTGTCTCTGAGGCAAAGTTCAATGATGGTGTACCAGCGGTTCCGTTTGTTAAAGACAAGCTAGACGCGCCAGCTTGAGATGTATTGGCATTTAAAAAGTTTGTGCCGTCACAAATTAGTGTTGCTTGACCGCCAGAAGGAATAACAGCGGTAGCGCCACCTGCTACACCCGTTGTCAAAGTTAAAGTGTAAGCGCCTGCAACACACTGGTTACTCACCACATACAGATTCACCACAGGCGGATACGTTACAGTGACGTTTCCTGTCAGCGTTCCAATGTAAGTCTGAATAGTGTTTGAAGCCTCACTAGCAGTCAATGTGTAGCTACCAGTGATAACGCTTTTAACTAACGCAGTAAAAGCAAACTGAGTGCTTGTTCCATAACCAACGGTTACAAATTCAGTTCCAGTGCAGATCAAAAAAGCTGATTCATTAGGGGCAAAAGTTTTAGTTAAACCGCCATCAATCGTCTCAGAACCATTTGCATCAACTGTAAGAGTTCCAGTGCCGTTGTTCTTAACTAAAGTGAACCAATTGTTTCCAACAACAGAGCTAGCTGGCAAAGTCACAGTGGTTGTACCACCTCCCCAAATATAAGTTTGAGCTCGATCTGCCGCAACAAAGGTGTAACTAGCAGTTAAAGAAGATGCTGGGTGGCTTTGATTGAGCGTGGCACCACTGGCAACCAAACCGTATCCTGCAAGCGTAGCCGCATCAGCAGAGGACGCTCCAACACCAAAAGCGATGATTCCCCAAGTACCTTGATCATTTGCATTCGTGGTGATGTAGATGTACTTTGACTCACCAGCGGCTACGGAGATTATGGTGTTTGTGCCAGCAAAGTCTTTGACCGTGAATGTGTTTGCTCCAGTGTTTCGGATCAGCGCATCGTTACCAACCGAAGATTGGTTGGCAGGGGGCATGTACAGGCTTAGACCTGCTGTGCTTGCCGTAACCTGCATGATCCGAGCGGCGTAATCGTCGGTTGCACTGCCGTTGATAGGCCACTGCAACTGCGTGTTTGCAGTCAGCGTAATGGCACGATAAGAGACGTCGGTCGGCTGAATCACCTGACCTGTAAATGGACTGTTGTAACTCATGAGTCTGATGCCACTGCTTGACGATCTGCAATACGCAACTTGTCTTCAGCCATCAAGGTATCCATGATGAGCTTGTATTGGGCTTGCCATGAAGGAACTAGGTCATAGTTCTTCAGGAACGGCATAGCTTGCAACAAAGCACCATACAGGAGCGCTTGAGGAGCGTACTGCGTAAACCAGTTCGTCTGGTTGGAAGAATCAAGGGGTTGCACTCGCTCGTAGTACAAGACCTCGAAGGCGTAATCGTCGTCTGGCGTGGGGGCAATTAGCCAGTGGGTGTAGTCATAGTCGCAATAGAACTTGGGAACTTCCGTTGCGGCGGGGTTAGGCCAGTACTCGCGTACGTACTCGTACCTACGATTAAACACTGGTTGTCTATTGCCAGCCACAGTCACGTTAACGGAGACCGTCTTGTGCCACCTAGCAGGCTTGGCAATGATATTCTCACCAGTCACCATGGTGCTGGCGTTTACCGTCATGTTGCCCAAAAACTTGATCTGAGAGGCAATAACCTGCTCTGCCAGCATGATAAACAGAGGGATTTTCTCAATCGTGGCAGGGTCAGTACGCTCCAGATAGGACTGGATGTTTTCGACCAAACTGTCATAGGTCATAACACTTGCGGTCGTCATGCGTTCACCTCGTAGATTCGTTGTGGCATTTTAATCTGCCTTTTCAATTAAAA